ATTTCTTCATTATTCATATCTATTATAAATATAAAAATAAAGTAATTTTATTGATTTTTTAAGGTACCATTTGAAAGAAATTCTTTGTATAAGATAATATACTTTTGTTTTAGGTTGTTAATAACCTTGGTTATGTATTGAGTTTTAACATCAACCATCTCACGAACTAATATATAGATTGCTTTTTTATTAAAGTTTTCTAGATTGCCGCGGTTTTTAAAAATTTCCATTAGAGCATATAATATATTTAGATCTCTTTCTTTTGTAACAATGCTCTTGGGATTCTTTTCACAATACTTTATAAATTCTTCCATGAATAAATATGTATCTTCTAAATGTTTTTCTCTTTGGACTTCTCCGCTAATATCTCGAGTAGTATCAATTTTAGAAATATTATCCTTGATTTTTAATAATCTATAATTATTATTGTTGTGGTGTATTAAATAATTTTTAGCAACTATGGAAAAATAAGAAAAAGCCTTGCCTTTACCTTCTGTATATTTAGGCATTTTCTCTATCAAAAAAGAGACAACTTCATGTTGAACTTCTTTAAATGGATAATCAAAATAATAGAATTTAAAAGTGTGAATAATATTTTCAACCATTTTTTCAAATGGGTATTTAATCCCATCATTATAAATCTTATTTCTTATTATGGGGTCTTCTTCTTTATTGTATGCTATAATAGCATCTTGAGCTTCTAGTGTAAAATAATTTTTCTTTTTACTTTTTTTCTTTACGGTCATCTAAATTCTGATCCTCATCCTTTAATATAAAATCATCCAAAGTTTTAATTGTATCTCTTATTTGATTAAAAGTACTTCCAACCTCGTCATCAGCTTCAAAAGATCCCTTTTGGTCGATTGATTTAATCTGACTATAAATCTGATTTAATCTTGTGTTTAAATTATTAACCCAAATTTCCAGAGTCTCTGAATAATCCTCTAATTTTTCATACTTTTTCAAAAGATTTGTTATTATAAAAATAGAAGCTATACTATAAATGCTTAATATAAAAATTATCCAATACATTATTATTCCTTAAATAGATCATCAAATAATTTGGAAGCAGAACTAGTGGTAGTATTTTTGTTGGCTAAATTCCTCAAACGATTTGTTTTAGAAGTATTCATAAATTGTGGCTTCTTAGTTTCAACTCTATTTTTTTGCCATATCTCACATTCAATCCTAGAAGCCATATGATCTGCATGATGTATTATTATTGGTAAGTTTGTTCTTAAAGATCTTTCTGGAAGATATGACTTCAAATAAGTGGCATTAGCATCTTCATAAGCTCCATCATGAACCAAAATAGAAATCATTTCATTCTTACTAAGCTTGATATCATGTTCTTGCAATAGCCAAAGTCCTCTATGGGGTACTGACATGTGTATAATATCTGGATTAGTAGAATATATTTTTCCCTGGTTTTTACGATGCCATTCACTTGGGTTGGGAATATAGTGATCATTATCTAAATCCCCAATTTTTCCTAGATCGTGATTTAAAGCTACAAAGATTAATTCCTCTTTTGAGTAATCTATAGTAGCTCCAGCTTCGGTCCATAGATTAAAAATCTTTTCGGAAAACTCAATGACTCTAAGTACATGATCTAGATATCCTCCTGGAAAACAATTATGAAAATGTTCTATCCCAGATGCAGGAGCTATAAGGATCCTATCTTTAAGGGATTCATACATTGTAATTAAATTATCACAACGTTCTCCGCTAAAATTATTAGTAATAATACCTATTAAATTCTTCCAATTTTCTTCTATTTGTTCTGCTGTTAAATTCATTTTCTTTTATTTTTATTCTTTAATTTCTTTTTTTCAATTTGTAATGCCTCATCATATAAAATATTTAAATGACCATGAGGATTTTTTTTCTGTAATTCATTCATTCTATTAATAACCCTTCTGTAAATACCTAGGCTCTTAGCTTCATATAATATGTCTTCAATGTTACTCATTTCTAACCGATTAAGTAGTATTTTGGATCAGTATGTTTACCAAATCTCATGATTTCATAATGTAAATGAGTACCAGTTGAAAAACCTGTACTGCCGACTGTTCCAATAGGCTGGCCGTCTTTAATTTCATCATTCCATTTAACAAATATTTTATTCATATGACCATAAAGAGCTTTATATCCTCCCTTATGTTTAATAATAACACATCTGCCATAACCCCTATATCTTTTTGCTTTTATTACACGCCCAGAACCTGTAGCATATATAGTATCTCTATATGTTCCTGCCAGATCTAATCCACAATGTCTTTTCCATCTTTTTGTTATTGGATGCTTCCTAATTCCAAAACCTTCACTAATTTTAATAGAATCTAATGGATGTCCTAGAGGTAATGAATCTAATATTAATTCTAAAGAATCTCTTTCAAATAATACTGTATCGTATTTTTTACTTAATGAATCTGTTTCATTTTTAAATTTTATTGTTATAATACTTATCCAACTTACCACAATAATTAAGTATATAAAACAAAATATCAATAATATAATTCTAAAGTATTTCATCTATTATCCCAAAATCTAAAGCCTCTTTAGCTGAAAGAAAAAGATCCGTTCTAGTATTTTTCTTCCACCACTTGGCATTTTTATTTGTTTTACTTTCTAATAAATTATTTGCCATAGATTCCATATGTAAAGAATGTTTTGCAGATGCTTGTATATCTGAATTTTTACCTATGTTCCAAGCTGATCCTTCATGTAACATTATCGTTGAATGCCTACTTGCAGACCTCTTTCCAGTAGCACAAGCTAAAACCATTGCTGCTGCACTCATTGCAAATCCCCTGCAGGTAATATTAATCTTTACTTCAAGCTGATTCATATAATCAATTATAGAAAACATTTCATACATACAGCCACCAGGAGAATTAATTAAAACATTTATTGGACCACCATCTTTTGATTCTCTAAATTTAAGAATTGTCCTGCATTTAGTTATAAAATCATAAGATGAATAATCTTCTAAAGGTCCTACCAAATATAATAAGGAATCTTCAACATTTAAGCCGACATCCATTTCCTTATATAAATATTTTTTAGAATCTATTGGTTCTACTAAATCTTTATTTATCTTTTTTGCCATATTTGGGATCTTTCCAATCAAACAATAATTTCAATTGTTTCTTATCAACTACAACAGTATTCTTTTTCAATTGTTTTGAAATAAAAGTTTCAAATTCATCTCTAACATCATCTTTCTCAAGTTCTCCAAAGGTATTTATTATTGTTTGTTCCTGATATCCCAAAGCCTGTGCCATTCTAATACATATAGTCCTAAACTCTTGACAAGTTAAATCATCTGGAATATCAAATTCTACTTTTTGGGCTTCTCTTGCATCTTCACCCCTTATGTAAATAAATTTGTCCATTCATATCTCCCGAATTTTTATAGTGTTGATTAAATATACAAAATATATTTTAGATAAAAAAATTATTTTGCTATAAATTGAATAATGTTAAAATGACGAGGAAATCTACCAGAAGCTATTTTATTTAATTTACGAATTTTAGATTCTATACTAGATCTTTCCCTTTTGGTCGTTATATTATTTAAAGATTTTTTAAGAGAATTAACGTTTTTCAAAGCAATAGTTATTGCTTCTTTCTTCTGTTTCTTTGTAGGCTTTACTATTTCTGTTATAACAGTTGATGAAAATTTTCCTTTAAGATGTTTTTGTTCTTCTCCTTTATAAAAAACATTTCCCTCCTTATCAATAAATTCTTTCATAAACTGCCAACCCCTAGGTCTTCCAGTAGATTGTCTACGATCTTTAATCTCGGGAGGATCTACTAATTGTCTAGAACAATAGGGACATACAATGGCTTTAGCATCTTCTGAAACAGGAGCATATTTAAAACATTGTTTTCCCTTCCAATATCTTCCCTTAAAAGTTTTTCCACCTATTTCATTATTAGCACAAATCATATATTGATTCCCGTCTTCACCAATATATGAATCCCATATTTTATTTTTCTTAGCCACGTTTTTCAAATTGTATTAATAATTCATATGCTTCTTTTATATCTTTATCATATCTAGCATTAGTTAACATAGTTCTGATTTTACCTCCAGCTGCTCTTGGAAGTCTTTTTGATCTTTTTAATATTTCGGAAACACTTACATCCAATTTCGTATCTTCAGGTTCTTTTTCAGCTGGTTCTGGTCCAGTATAATGTTCAGCTGCATCTATTTCCGAATAATATTTATTTATTTTTTCTTGTTTAGGTTCTTTTGCAAAAGCTTCTTTGATCTCATCTGTTGAATAAGATTTATTATATTCAAGACCTTCTGGCACAGACATCATAACCCTTTCTAAATGTTCATTTCTTTTTTTATGATATTCATCTATCTCTAATGGGCTTTTTATATTGAGTCTAGAAAATGCAAAATTTGCTGCTATAATTAATGCTATTGCCAGAGGATCAAAGACAAAAATTATCAAAAGCAAAAACCAATTAACAACCCGGTCCATTTCTATACCTATTAAATCTGCAATATATCTAAGTGGACCAAGCTCTCTTTCATCCTCATTAGATATTTCTTTATTTAATATTTGCATATCAACCGAAGTTAAAGAATCTGTAAAAGCTTCTAACTTAATATTAGTCTTATTCCTATCTTCTACTACTGCTTTTAACTCACTTTGCAATGCTCTCCTAGCAGAACTAGAAGAAGTTGTAATTAACTGGCCTGTTTCCCTGTCAACATATTGTACTTGAGCAGGATTTGAAAGAGCTATTCTTAAATCGGATATAGATTTATTCAACTGATCTTTTTCTAGTTTTAGATCCTCCCTAGTTTCCTTAAATCTTATTTGTTTTTGATTTAAAACTACCAAGGATTTATCCAATAATTCAGATTTAATTGAAGTCGATTTATATGCTCCCGAAAGAAATCCATAAATTCCACCGCTTGTAATGACCATGAGAACAAAACATGCTATCAATAAATAGGTTCTTAAAACCTTATTAATAGTAGACCAATACTGATATAGTAGAGAAGCAACTACTAATTTAGCCACTTCTAAAGAACCTGTCATTATAATAACCTGTGTACTTGCACCAGCAAATAATTTACTCAATCCATATACAGAATAAAAAGCTGCTGAGCCTGATACTGATAAAGCTGATAATGCAATTATATAGGGAAGGATCTTAGATCTCATCCTATTCAAGATTAACCTTTTCAATAGCCTCATCTAACTGGGCTAAAGCTCTTTTTAATAAAGATATATTATCTTCTTTACTAACATTGGGATTTGGTATAGCTGAGATTGCTGACGAAACAAGTTGTCTGGCATTTTCTAAATATTTTTCAGTTAATATTTTATATTTCATTTAAAACTTTCTATTTTATTAAATACATATTAAAAATTAATTAATTATTTCAACTTCTCTAATAGTTTCACAAAATAAAAATCTATCATTACGTTTAAAAATCTTATTGATGTTTTTTCCATCTTGAGCAAGACGTTCTCTCCAAACATTTAGCATTTTGTTATTTGGATCTATATTATGAACTGGAACACTTCTATGTACCATATACACTACATCTTTATGTCTATATATTTCTTCTATCATAATACAAAAATAAGGGGGATATTACTCCCCCTACATTTCACCAACATAACCCAATTATTGAATTTCAATAATTTTAGTCTTTGAATCTTTTTTCTTTGGAAGATCAATCCTCAAAATTCCATCTAATGAAGTTGCTTTTATTTTATTAGCATCAACATTTTCAGGAATTAAAAAAGTCTTTTTAAATGAAGTCGAAAAAAATGATTTTTTATTTTCATCCTTTGCCTCATATGATACAGAAAGATTTTTTCCCTTTGCTTCAATTTTTATGTCTTCTTTAGATAATCCTGGAATAGGAAACTCTAAATTATATGACGTATCTGTTTCGTCTGTAGTATATTCCTTGTTAAATGCAGGTAACGGATTAAAATCCATTAGTAGCGGAGATGTAAAAAAATCATCAAAAATATTGTTTAGCCTTCTTTGGGCTGGTGTAAAATTATTCCTTAATGTTAGCATAATTATTCCTTTTTTAAAATTAATATTATATTATAATGTATATAGATCAAATACTATGCCAACCTATATATTATGACACTTTGTCATAATAATATGACATTTTGTCATAATAATATTTAATCCCTCCCGAAGCTTCGTTAGACGAAACTCCCACCCAGGATTTTACGACATAATCCTTGTAGCCGTTAGCTCTGGGTGCCCTTAGGCCGCCATTGCTAGTTCAACTTGTTCGCCAGTTGTTGCGGTGAACCTTCCTAATATCCTTATCTCCCGATCAATTCCAGTCACCCCCATATTGTAAATATCTTTTAGTGGAGGTGGAGGGATTTGAACCCTCGTCTCGCTGAGTAGCTAATATCAGTACTAACGGTTCATTTATTTTTTATTCTTTTTTACGCCATTATATTTTTTCTTTTTTGGATAATAAGGACGCTTTCTTTTTTCTACTTCTTCTCTTAATAGCTTAATTATAATATTAAGATCTATGGCTCTCTCCTTAAATTGCTCAAGAATTTTACCATACCATCTAAATATAAATATGTGGGTAACCGAATATCCAATCAATAAACCCGCTATTAAATAATAATATTTTTCCATTTTGTTTCCTAAAATCTAACTATATTTTTAGCTTTCATGGGATTTCCTAATAATCCCAATTTCTTTGCTACATTATATGTATATTTACCATCATCTAGCTCCTGGGTTATTTTAGAAGCTTCCGTCCAAGTAATAGGAATGCGATGTCTGTCTATTAGAAGGAATCCAATTATATCTATTCCTTCCGAATCTTTAGTCCTACCGTGATTCAATTCAAAGTCAATTGATTCCCAATTAGAACCATATTTTTTACCATTAAAAATTTTACTCATTTTTTAAATATTAAAGTTAGTATAAATTGTTCTATGCTAATATACGAAATTTTTTCATATTATTAAAATAAAAATTGATTTATTTTATCATGGGGTTTTTCTCATAACCGGTTTAGTATGTTGAATCTTCTTATGGGAAGAATTAATATTTGCTTTTGGCTTTTGAATATTTCTGATTGTCTTATTATTAACCTGTTTAATTTTATTTGTTCTAATAGGTTGTTTGGGTTTAACAGAGACATGTTTTATCATCTTCGGTTTTTCATAATTTGGATAAGTTCTTATAGTTGACTTAGTATTAATAATTTTTGGCTTTTGATAAGCTGGATGTGTATTTGATTTATTAATTTTTACGGGCTTATATACAACTTGTTTTTTATTACCATTAGACTTTTTGTGATGTGCATAATGATGGGTTTTATGATGATGCGAATAATGGTAAGTCGGTCTATAAGTATACCAATGGGAATAATTATAAGATGAATACCCACCATTGTAAAATGAGTGACAGCTATAATATTTATAAGGGCTATACCACCACCAATAATAACTAGTATAAAAAGGATAGTAATAAGAGTACCAATAAGGATTGTAATAAGACCAATAAGAAACATAAAGTAAATTTGAATGAAACCTACGAATTCTTGATATATAATCTGTATCATATGTAGTGGGTTCTTCCTCTATGGTATCAACATCATATACAGTCCAGTAAATATCATCATTCTCCTGGGAATAAGTTGTTACTGTAAATAAAATAATTAATATAGTTACTATAATTTTCATACTAATAGTCTATGAAATAATTATGCCAATTTAAAAAAGGAGCAGAAAACTATATCTGCTTTGCTACAAATATATTCCCTGCTCCAAGCAAAATCCTTGTCGGGTAATTGCTGTTATTGATTAACGATTTCTATTATCAATATACATCCGTTCTACTCTACCATCTTCATATTGGAAGATATAAATGCCTTGGGGTAAATAATCTACAC